CCCAGGATGAAAGTCCATCAACGCAGCCACGCGTCAGACATCCCGATTATTTTCGCTGGCAACTTAGTTGGATGTTACACCCAAGTAGAGGTCAATTAATATGCTAGTCGCGACAACCAACACACATACACAAATTTAAGGAATTGCGAACCTGATTGATTTGCGTCCGAAGACACACTAAGATCAACCATCTCGTGTTATTTACGATATCAATGTAACATATAGATGCCATGTGGAGTGGTAACAAAACCATACCCAAAGTGACGGCTTAAACCGCCTTATCATCACCGCGTACACTCAGCCACGAACGCGTCCCTCTTCCGACGATCACACATTTCCCGGAGACTCACGTCTCCTATCTTTGTGGAGACGAAGATGAAACGCTTACCGCCCCGCTTCTCCACGTGGAAATGCGCCGTAGCCATCCAGGTGTCACCGGATCGCCGACTGGGTTCGAAATGGCCGCCAGAATGCGCAACGGTCGCCGACCGCTTGCCCCCCTCGCATACTTGGGCTAGTTCTCCCTTACGGGTTACTAGCACCGTTGGCACCTCATGCCTCGGGTCACCAGACGACGCGGCAGTACCGAAGCGCGCTGACGCGGTCTGAACCTGTCGGATGCCCATATGCATCCCGAACATGTCCGGAAGCGTCTTTTCGCCGGCACCAGCACAAGACAATCGACCCGCAACAAGGGCTTCAACAACGCCAATGGTTGGCGTAATCTTTGCACACCGGTGGAACAAACCAGCCCCCAATAGGACTAGCCCGCGTGCGAGGTACGTCATCGCCAAGGAAGAGCACCCAGGCGATCGGAGTAACGAGACGACCACTGAGGCCAGCGCACAACCGTTCACTATGCGCACCTCAGTACCACCGACAAGCATGGACAGGTGTCCTTCGTCGGACAGAAGAATGGTCTCGTTGCTCCCATCGAGATTCCTTTCAACCCGATCCGAGAAGATCATTGCTGCATCCCTGAGGATTTCAGGTGTCGCAGGAGTACTCATCGTGTAAGACAGTCGAGACATCTCTAGGGTACGCGCCAGCGCATCATCAGTCCCGCCGGACTTAGTGCGCTCCGAGGGCACCATCGGTGCCTCAAGGGCGGCCAAGCACTTTGCGACCTCGATTGCGCCCTCGACTTCAACCGCATCGTTGTGTGCGATCTCCCCAACCTCGTTCAGGGACATCACACGATCATGACCACATTTACGACACCTGTGGCCCCCCAAGATGTTGTAAAAGCTGCAGACACACTCCCACGCACGCCGCGAGTGCACCAGGTGTTCCATGTGTGACGGGCAGTCACGCAGCTGCATGGCACTGTATCCTGCTCGCGATTCACGTGCAGACCTATCAGCCTCCTCTGCGATCGATGTTTCCAACACCCGCTCGAAAGTCATTTCCTCCGCATAGGACGCTCTCGACGCCTCCAACGCCCGCTTAATATCTGCATCAGACATCCTTGATGATCAAAATTGACTAAGAACCACTCCAACGATAATGTTTAAGAGAAGGTGTCTAGCCTTCTAAACTGTTATTGGAACAATTCAATTTTTAAAAATTGAACGCAATAATTATATATGAAAATATCAATATGTCAAAACCAGAAGAACACTTTGAAACGTGTTTAATCTGTAGTAAAACATGTGATATTCCAGATACCAAGATCTGTGGTATGTCCGAATGTGAAAAACACGCACGTTCTATATTTACGGGTGATAATTATATATATGACTTAGTTAAGAAACAACGAGATGAGTCTGTGTTCTTACTAACTTTAGCACGAGAAACTCTAAATCCAACAAATAAACGTGTTGATTTAATTCAGAAAGCATATCCGGAAATTGATCTTGATGTATTCATGAAATTACTCCAAACCGTAAAACCCCGAACAATCATCAAACATATCAAAAAACTTGGTTCAGATAAAGCTTTTTACGATGAAGATAACAATCTATACGCTGTAATCAAATGGGTATTATCATCTAATTTATTACGATTTAAACTTCGTTATCGAGATAATTTAACAACTGGGGGAAAAACGCCAAAAATACTACGGGTTCGTGTTTTCAATGTTATTAATTTTGATGATGATTCCATTAAACCGCCTGATCCTTCGATGTTTGTTAGTCTTGCACATGGCAGTAATACCACTAATTGGTATAGTATCATTACAACCGGACTTCAATCCATGAGTAACACCAAATATATGTCTCATGCTGCCGCTTATGGTTCTGGTATGTATATGAGTGATAGTGTAGATCTGGCGAAGAGTTATGCAACAACGGGTAAAACCGGCTTATTTATTTTAGGTGTCTATGACATACCAAAAGAACTTGCATTAAAATGCAAAAAAACAACCAATATATTTGTGATACCACAATCTCCGGAAATTAAATTAAAAAAATTAATTGTTGTTGAAGATGGTACCCCAAATGGTAAATTATTAATTGAATTATCTGGTGTTAAACCGTTTTCATCCGGATCGATAACCAGTACTGATCAAACAAAGGTTGCCACATTCGCTAAAAAATCATCCATAACACCATCATCAAAAACACTCAAACGACTAAAAAAAGAAGTCAAACTTTGCATGGATGCCAGATTTCATGTTTCAGTGTCCGAAGAAAATTTTCTCATCTGGAATGTCTCAATACCAATTGATATGTTTCCTAAAGATGAGTCTTTATATAAAGATATGATAGCAAATGATATATCAACTATCAATTTCGAACTGCGTTTCTCTCCAACATATCCAGGTTTCGCGCCGTTTCTTCGTGTTACAAATCCTATTTTTAAACAACAAACTGGACATATCACTATTGGCGGTTGTGTTTGTATGGATATGCTTACCTCGGATGGATGGTCACCGATCAATAAAGTAACAACAATAATGACAACCGTTATTAGTGTATTATCGGATGGTAAAGCACGACTGGATGTTACAAAATCACGATCAAAAGAATATACATATTATGAGGCACAATTGGCATTTGCAAGACTACGGCGCGCACATGGCTGGTGATTTTTCTATTATTATTTTTTTTGAATAGATTATAAAGAGTTTAAAGAGCTGGCTGTTATCGGTGATAAATAATGTCTCTAGAAGAAAAAGATAGTGATAAGCCCGACGATAGTGTCGGAGCCATTGATCGTTTTATCAGTTCAAAACGATGGCTACATGACCATGGTTACTCCAAATATGGGGAATATCTGGTCGATAAATATGCAAAAACCGGACGGCTTTTCGAATTATATAAGACATTTGTTGACCAAGGGATTGAATTACTGCATCCACAAAAATTAGCATTTATTGCCGGTCGAGCCGGGAGTGTTGATATGTTTAACCTCATGAGAACACATAACTTCATGACGTGTGAACCAATCAAAACTGATATGCTAAGTGAATACACGCATGAGAATACGTTTATTCGTCGCGATTTCGGTGTATCTGGGATGTGGGATCCGGACGCCGATCATCTTGCAAATAATAAAACGTACTGCGTTCGCCAATTTATCCGTGGTGCTGTGACAACCAGCCAAACACATGCTTTGACATGGTTGCATGAACATGACCTATATGAACATCGTCCAGAATATATAACACTCGCGATCGATACCAAGCAGTTTGAGGCAATGAACTGGTTCTTAACATATACAGCATTGACTGAATTTCAGGAGTTAGCACTTAGCGCGTGCATTCGTGGTGATATGCAACTACTAAATTGGCTGAAAGAACATGATTTATTGGACATACAATATGGAAAACCATTTTCGTTCAAATATATCACACCGGGTGTTGCTATCATTGATTATGTATCCAAAAGTTTGTATTCAGCACAAAAAATCGTATTTCAATGGCTTATGGAAAATGGATTCGGCTCGTTGTATACTCGTGATGCTGTTGCACATGCCAATGACGCCGGTATACGTTTGCTGATTGACTATGGCTGTACACGTTATAAGCTCAATACGGTTGGCTTAACTCGATTGATCATACATAAGCGTTGGCGGATCGCAATACTATTGCTAGATCATAATCTGGTAGAAATTAATGACAAACTATTATATAACAGAAAATGTCGATTATTTCTGATGGCTTATTGTTTATTAAGGCGTTATCGGCGGAAATGCAGATTTCGTATGCTTGAAGAAATACGTATTACACCACCACATGAAATCGTTTCCTCTTTCCCAGGTGGAAGTAAATATCACGAGGCACATGAAAGAGTTTTACTTGCTATGCCAGGTTTCACAACATAATAAGATCGTTATATTTTTTGATAAAAATTGATTATCAATTATGATAATTAAAATACCGAAAATGATTTCCAAGGTAACACGGATTGCTGTAACAACACGGGTGTTATTTAACCTTGAATATGAACATAAAATTTTTAAGGAAAAGGGATTAGATGCTTTTCATGAATACCAAAAAGAACATATATCAACACCTCTTGAAAAAGGTGTCGGATTTGATCTTGTTGATAAATTACTAAAATTTAATACAAAAATAGGTACCGATTATATTCAAGTCGCCATCATCAGTAGAAATGATCCGTTTCCGGCAGGAGCAAGAGTTATGAAATCAGTTGAATTTTATGGTTTGCCGATTTCACAGTTTTTCTTCACGGGTGGTACGGACATAACTCGTTATCTCCATGCATATGATATTAGTTTATTTTTATCCCTAAATTCTAAAAGTGTTGCAACCGCATTATCAGCCGGATTACCTGCGGCACAATTAGTTATACCAACAGGTATTGTGCCATCACCGAGTATGTTATCGCCAATTGATATCGATACTGATATAAAAACGGATAGTATTAGTGACCAATTGCGCGTAGCCTTTGATGGTGATTCGGTTTTATTTTCGGATGAAGCCCAGGCAGTATATGATAAAAGTGGGTTACACGCTTTTCGAGAACATGAAGAACTCAAAAAAGATATTCCACTACCAGATGGTCCATTAAAACCATTTTTAACACTTATCGCAAACGCACAAAAAATCTGTAAAGAAAAAGATATTGATTGTCCATTTCGCACATATCTTGCCACATCACGTGGTGATACTTCATCATATCGTGTTATGACCACATTCGAAAAATGGGGCATTCATACAGATGAAATGTTTATGCTTTCAGGTGTTAAAAAAACACCAATCTTGAAAACCATTGCCCCACATATTTTCCTCGATGACAATCGTTCTTTTGTTGAAGATGCATCATTACATGGTATACCATCTGCATGTGTATCCGCTGATTTATGTCCAAGCCCAACAAGTGAATAATTATATATATATAATTATTTTTTTATTTAAAACACATATCATTAGACAAAACCATATTAATTACAAATATGTCCAATGAATATTTTTATAGAGTGGGGTTAGGAATCAGTGGTATCGCCAGCATTATTATTTCCATAAGAAAATGTGTGCATCACAACAAACCATTACTCATAACTGGTATACACATATTTTTGCTTGGATTCATATTCTCTAATATGGTGAAGGACGGTCTATGCTTGAAAAAACGGTGTTCATAAATTAATAAAAAAAAATGAATGGGTCCAAGATATAATTAGAAATCCCCCCACATCCTTCCAAATCGAGAACATGGACCATCAAGCACCTCCGTCGTATTTATCAGGTTCATCATGTCCACCAAGCCCATGTTGGACATCGGATGATGAGTCCCTGGATATGGCTGATATGGCTGATATGAGCCATTGGCGTCGGCCCCACACAACGAGATACCACACAACGAGATACGACGAGTGGTTGGAAGATCAGGAGAAATACGAGGCGTTATCGACCAAGGGCAGAGATGATGGGTTCACGGCCGCGTGGAACAGAGTGTTCCCAGAAAGGCCCGTAGGCGAGGATGGACAGTTTCTCGATTCATCTGCGGCAGATCGTCCGTTGGCGGAATCATCCCGGAAGCGGGGTAGGTGTGAGACATGTGATGTCTCAACCAGGGAGGCGAAGAAGCCCCGGGACGATCATGTGCTCCGGGTCGAGACGTCTCTACCGGTTGAGACAACCTTGGTAGATACTTCTCCGGAACCGTCACCGGCGATGTTGTCTCCAGTCTTGTTTGGGTAAAAATATTCCTGTTTCTCGAGTAAAAAAATTCCTGTTTCTCGATTTTCTCGAGTTTTTTGTTTGAAGAAAAAAAAATATATATTTAATACCTATTCATATATATATTCGCTATATTTTTTTAACATTTCATCTGTAACATCATTACAAATTCGAATGTTATATGATCCATCAACGATCCAGGGTCGTTCCACAACACCACATTTTTCCGTAATTATATGACAGCCATCCGGTGCCACGCCATTATAGAAAGATACACGGGTCCTTTCAGCCAATTTACATGAATCAACAAACGGCATCAAATCCGCAGAAAATTCATAGAAGATCCAAATTGGGTCCATGATTCTAATACCCGCTTTTTGTCGTGTTCTTTGAATGATCTGTACTAATTCGCGTTCAATCATCGATCGCTTAGTTTTATCATTTTGTCTGACATCCATGATGAATGTTCGACCGGTTGTTGGACATGTTTTCCAAATAAGATCATCACCCGCTACATCACCAAACAATTCATCACTAATTATCAAATCGATATTAAGTTCAATACTAAATCGGACATAACTGGACATGATCGTAATAAGCCGATCACCCATAAATCCAGCAAAATATCCCCTTTCCCGGAAATCCAGAAGATCTTTTTGGCTTAATTTCGATATGATTTTTATTGCATCCTTTGTATCCTTCTTCATATGTTTACCGATGACGGATAGATTCGGTTCACATACGATATTCTTATATTTATGTAACGGTATTATTCGTAGCTCAAGTAATTGTAGATCCTCAGCTAATTGATCAATGTATTTCGGTGAAAGTCGTCCGCAATCCATTATTCCTAATGAATATGTTGTGTCTTCTGAACCAGATAAAATCGTACCACGTGTCTTCTTTCCGAGTTCATCCATCGAAATAAATCTTTCGATAGTTACTGGCGACTTCTTATTTTGATTTTTACAAAACAGCATTTCATATAGACAACAGTGAACAGATACCTCCAAATCCGGCATGAAATGTTCTTTCAATCGTTGGAAAATATGTTCCGCCATAAATGGTAATACTGGGGCAATAGTGATAGCAAGATCATGTAATACATAGCATAATGTCAGTAATGAACTATGCCATGATTTTGGATCAGAACTACGACCCTTCAATCGTTGATAATTCAAACGAATGTATTGCGTATTCAGCGTTTTGATGAATTCCAAAATATGTTTGCCGAGAGTACTATATTCATAGGTCCTCAATGCATGTTGCATACAGGCATGCCATCGTTTTGTCTCACATAAAATCCAAATATCCATTTGATCTGTAATTGGTAAACCACTAGTCATACTTCTCATCTCAATTTTCTTCTCTGTTATTCCTACACCATTAACACTTTTGAACGCTAACCCATGTTCAGTCATAAAATTCAGACTATTTGCAAGTTGAAGAATAACATCACGCGTAGCATCTTGTAATGATGATTCACTGATTGTTACACTCTGTGCCTTTGATAATCCAGAATTAACTGCACGAAATCTTAATGGTTCGGCTCCGTATCTTTCAAGAATATCCGATAAATCCGTATAATTCTTATCTGATTTACTAAGTTTTTTACCGTCCTTTCCGACAATAATTCCGGAAACCATCACGTTTCTATATGGTGCTTTATTGAAAATCGCTGTTGATAAAGCCATCAAAGAGTAGAACCAACCACGGGTTTGGTCTAATCCTTCACACACAAAATCCGCTGGAAATTCACATTCGAACTTTTTTACATTTTCAAATGGATAATGATGTTGCGCCCAAGGCATTGAACCGGACTCAAACCAACAATCAAGAACATACGGAATCCGATGTAGTTTCTTTGTCCCATCTTTTGATAATATTGTAATTTCATCGATTGATTCTCGATGTAGATCGTTAATTAATTTTTCTTGTAATATTTTAACCAAATCAGTTGTATCCGATTTAATACACATTCGTGAACATAATTCTTCAATACTTCCAATACATTCGAAATGTTCGTCGCCATCAGTCCAAATCGGTATCGGTGTTCCCCAAAATCTATCCCGGGAAATACACCAATCTTCCGCGTTTTTTAACCAATTCAAAAATCGCCCGCTTCCGATGTGTTCCGGATGCCAGCGAACCGCGTCGTTTAATTCAATCATTCTGGTTTTGATTTTTTGAATATTCACAAACCATCCATTTACCGGCTTGTAAATCAATGGGGTTTTCGTTCTGGGGCAAAACGGATAATCGTGTTCACACTGTGATAATCGAATGATTTCACCACGTCCCATTTCTTTAATCAATGATACAATTTCATTTTCTGTATCCTTGAAATAACGCCCAATAATGATTGACAATTTATTATCCATATCAGTAATATCTTCACGGAAACACCCGCCGTCGTTCACAAAACATAACATATCAGAACCATCCCGTTCAATCACACCATTGGTCACACATACCCGATAATCATCAATACCATGCGCTGGTGCCATATGTACCACACCAGTACCGGATTTATCAGTAACATAACTATCACCACACACGAAAAGAGTTCTATCGGGATCACCAAACAGGGGCGTATATCGTAGACCGACCAAACATTCACCACTAAATTTGGTGATTATTTCATAAGGATTTTTCTTGAGTTCTTTTTTTGTATAAATAGTTTTGATTCCATTCTCACCAATTATCAAGAATAGTTCCGTTTTCTTATCACGAATCAAAATATAATTAATATCAGGATTAACACAAACAGACATATTCGACGGAAGCGTCCAAATGGTTGTCGTCCAGACCACCAAATACACTTCCGGCACATCAAGAATAAATGCAGATTCTGGTTTTAATTCGTGTTTCTGAATTTGAACACCTACACAAATGGATGTATCGAGTGTTAAACGATAACCATCCTTCGCCTCCGAGTTTGATAATGGTGTACCTAATCCAGTTGAATATGGGCAGATCTTCATACCATGATAAACTAAATCTTTCTTATATAATTCGGCAAATGTCCACCACACCGACTCCATATATTCTGGATCACATGTGTGATAGGCACCGCGACTATTAACCCAACGCGCTAATCGTTCGGTTTTCTTTGACCAATCTGATTCACACGTCTTAATGATTTCCTCGCATTTATTATTATATTTTCCAATTCCCATTTCATATACATCACTCTTAGATGTTATCCCAAGTTCATGATTCGCTATGTTTTCGACTGGGATACCATGTGTATCCCATCCGATTTTTCGTGATACATCAAAACTATTCATCGAATGAAAACGTGTATCGATATCTTTGTAAATACCAACACAAGCATGACCATAGTGCATACTACCAGTTGCAAATGGTGGACCATCATACAACACATGTTTTGGTAGCCCAACATGCAGTTCATCAATACGATCATATATATGACTTCCAAATGACATATCCGCCTCAGTGGATGAATCTGTCCATTTTTCCATCACCACACGTTCCCAAAGGGTAGCATCACGCTTATCCTCAGACATGTTTATTTTATTGATGTTCAGTATTTTCAATACAATTGTAAATCTATTTGATTGTATTCAATTTATAAAAATTAATATTTTGCAATAAAAAGAATAAAACACATAAATATTTGAATATGAGTGTACCCTACAAAAAAATATCCGATGAAAAACCAAGCTGGAAAGACACCCTTGCTGGTGTTGCAGTCAGTGCCGAGAGTGACTATAATAAATATGAAAGAATTAAACTAATAGCTGGTCTGGTTATTACAGCAATGATTGTTGTAGCTGGTTTAATTCTATGGGTGACTAGTGAAAAACTAACTACTACTTCTATTAATGATGATGGCGAAAATGTCATATTGTCTGATCGTGAAAATTATAAAATGCGTTTCCAATAAATAAATAAAAATAATGATGTTTTTTTTTATTCTATTTTCAAAAATTCTGATATTATTGTCACAATATCATCTGAATCCGGACTACCCCGAAAATCAGCATCAGCAAGACCATGCGGTATAACTAACACATTTTCCGGATTCGTATCTTCCGGAAATTTACATACTAAATCCGGATGTTTCCCCTCTAAATACGCTTCATGATAACGTCTTAATGATTCCTGATATTCTAAAGTAACACCACTTGGTTCGCCGTCCCGACAACGTTCAGTAACACGATCCATACATGTTATCATGGTTGGTTTTAAATAAATATGATGGGTTGGAACAACCGGCAATAGATCTTTCCAATGTTTCCATATTTCCTTATATATACCAAACAGCATTTCTCCAGGTGTACCTTCCGTTGAATCATCTAACAACCCCATTTCCTTAACATGTAACATAAATAAATAATCAGTCCATATTGATCTTTCTGCTATATATATATCAGCATCAGGTATTTCCTTCACTGCCTCAATTACCGCATCAACACGTGAGGTGAATGTCTTTATCTGAAATGGAAACGCCATCTCTTTTTTGTTTTCATAAAACGCCGTCAGAATACCACAATCAAGCCAAGACTTAACTGGTTCGTAAATGGTTTGTACATTTAATCCATATTTAGATGTTAAATGTTCCGCTAATATGCCAACTAAGGTTGATTTACCAGCACCAATTTCACCATCAATAACAAGAACAATTGGTGCCATTTTTTTCTTTCAAGAGATATATTTTACATATTATATTCTGTCTTCAATTTTATTTCAACAAAAAAATATTTACACATCTATCGAACAACGCCACCAAGTACTAATAAATCTTTCCAATATATTACACAGAATTGACCCTTATCTGGCGGTATTATCGATTTTTCCAACGTAACACAAAACCCATCTCCGTCAGCAATTAATACACACTCAATCATTCCCCCACCGCTTCGAACTTTCGCATATAATATTTCCTCCGTTTTTTCATCTGGTGATAACTCATCGGGGCTTCTAAAAGCTCCTACGGATGTATCATATCCAATCTCATCCAGATCAATAAAACTATTAATATCACCAATTCGAATTATGTCTGATAGTAAATCGTCTTCGGTGCCGACTACAATAGTTCCATCATGTTTTTTCTCAACAATATATTTACCATGTAGTTTCTTCCCAATTGGATATAACTCAACGCCATCATGACTTCCAATGTGTTTTCCAGTGGGTGATACAATTTCACCACCCGTGCATGTGATTCGTCGGGCAAAATATCTGGAAAATGTCAGTGGGCGTTTAATGAAACATATATCCATCGACTCTTTCGCAATCGGAATTTCTGTGTGTTCCAATACTGATGTTATATATTTTTTTGTTTCATATCCAAGAGGACATAATATATATTTTAATTTTTCCTTTGGTACTTGTGCCAGAAAATAACTCTGATCCTTTGTTGGATCTACTGGCTTTCCAATAACAACACTGTATTCGGTAGATAGTAGTTTGATGTAATGACCAGTTGCAATATAATCATATCCAGATCGTAGTGCAAAATCCAATAACCATCCAAATTTGATTTTTTTGTTACATATTCCACAAATATTAGGCATTTGAAATGCCTCCAAAGCGTCTTCAATATCATGAACTAATATGTCAAACATCTCACTTGCATCGACAATAATTAAGCCGAGACCAATTCTGCTTGCCACATTTGTTACCTGAGAGACATCCGAATCCGTCGTCGTTTTCGTTCGGAAAAACACACCAACAACCTTTGATATCCGGATTTGACTGTTTAGCAAATTTGCTACATATGCTGAGTCTCGACCACCACTTAATGCTACCAACACCGATGAGCCATGTGGAATCAATGAAAATGTTGACCTATGATGTAAATCCGGTGCCGACATTATATTACTAACTGATATCAATATGCACTTATATTACATCTTATTCATGTACATTCAAAAAAAACATTACCTATTAATTTATTTCTCTGTTAAACGTTCTGTCCCAATTGGATCCTGCGGTGGTGCCGGGTCCTTCGGATTATCTTTTTCAACTCTTAATGAATATATTTTCAATGACGGACCACGTGATAAAATCGCCCCTAAATTCATTAACCCATCACGTAATAAACTTAATTGTAATTCTTTATGGATTCTGGTTTCGATGTCGTCCTGCCCACCTTCACCGCCCCGACGTATTCCAGTTGTTACTGTCATTAATTTAGTACCAGGATCTTGTTCGCAACACTCCTGTAATGTCTCCAAAAAGGCTGTATAACGATCCCGTGTCTCAGGTAATACTGGTTCATCCGTCCGCGTTAATAAATATCTCATTGCGTATGGTATATCTTCTTTTGATGGTTGCTGTATTATAATAACACTATAACCCGGATCGATTTCTTCATGTTCCAATAATGCCCCAAATAGATGTGCTTGTGCCACCGTTCGTTCATCCTCGGTTTTATCTTCCGCTGATGCTATATATACCAACATATATGACTTAGCATATTCGTTTTTTCCAACCATTATTGCTGATTCCACCTGAGATAGTCCAAATGTCGACATATCACCAACCACCTCTCCTGGGGGCGGTACATATTCATCACTGGGGTCTGACATTTTTTTTTGTTATTCTTTTTTTATACTTTAAATTCGTATTCAAATTATTTTGCATATTAAAATTGAATATATTTATTTATCATCAAAAAAAGAACAACAAAAAAAATGTCAGACCCAAGTGATGAATATAACGAAGATGCATTTAAGATGGAGCATGATAAATTAGTACCTATCATATATAACAGTTGTTATGGTGGGTGGGAAATGAGTGATACTTGTAAAGAACTAATGGAAACACATCATGGATCTGAAATATCATTTCTTTCTTGTGAAATTTATCGACATGATTATTATCTGGCTTTTATTATTGAAAAAATACTACATGATGATGCCAGCAGTGAATATGCAAGTCTTCGGGTTAAGTGGGTACCAGAAGAAAAAATAGATTTTTATCGAATACATGAGTATGATGGCAAGGAAACACCACACTTTATGTCCAGAGTGTACGAACTATATATGGAGGAACATAACAAATATACTGAATTTGTTCAAAAACTTGATATACCAGATTTGTCATTTATTGATCTGAAATCACTTTCAGCAAAAATATTATCATCCTATAAAGATCTTATCGAAGAAAAATGTCTAAGAGGATTCTAAATATTTCCGCAAACGATTTATATTGTTGCTAATTCTAAATGTGTTAAGTCTGATGTCATCGTCACAACATCAATCGGTATATGGCTAGCACGTGATTCAGCCTCAACGGTTATTGTTGTCGGCACACTTGATATTGATGGACCGCCATTATCAACACAAAACTTTTTTGTTGTTATTACATCTGTAATAGATGAACCTGACAATGAATACTCATCAACCGTAATCGTATCAGTCAATGCCGGTGCGGGACTAATAACTGTTGTTGACTCAAATGTCAAAGTTTCGGTGCCACCATTATATCTCAATTCCGTCACAGTAACTGTATATGTTTGTGCTACTGGTCTATATATTCCATTTACTTCAAATGTTATGGTATATGTATCTTTGAAGTCAGCAATAAATCTAATGATTCCTGTAGGGTTTGCAACCTTAAATGTTCCAGAAACTAACGCATCTGTTACGGGTGTTTTAAATAATCCAAGTTCTTTAATTGTTACAATATCACTTGTCGTCAAATCTTCTGTTGTTGGTATTGTTAATGTCACATCGGCAGACCCAATAGATACACCAGAACAAATATATTGCGTTGCTGGAAAATTAATTGTTTTTGTTGCTGTTTTCAGTTGTATTCCGATTGAACTTCTAACCGGTCGTAGTGTTGGTAACATATACGTACTTTTTATTGGTGTTAGATATGTCCACGCTGATGAATATCCCGTTGATGCCTTAAATAAAAATGATGGATATTTTTCGACAGATCCATCAACACTTAAATAACCATGTACATCTGTTGATGTGATATCATATGCCTTTGATCCCCCATATTCTCTGGCAATTGCAAATCCATATATAATAAACTTTGCCACATGTTCTGTATCTGGTATTACGACACTTTTGACTGGTAACCCTGTTGTTGTTTGTGTTCCATCGACAACCATTGCCTCCACTTTACCATCATCAAATGTACAATTCGATGTATCTAATATAATTGTATGTGTTTTCGCATAGGATGGTATACTTGAACTTCTTGGATCACGAGAACGTGCCTCGAAAGCCATTATCTGATCTCTATGAATTTGGAGAGAATCCATTTTTGATTTTAATCCATAAATGCTTGCCATTTTTTCTGATCAACAATTGTCTTTGTTTTAAAATGTAAATATTCTTTTTAGTTCAAAGATGATTTGTCAATAAAAAATCCGATGAATATATTTTTTATTGACAAATGACCTTTCACTGATATTTTATTTTACCAAAAAAGTGTAACGACTCATGAGATCGCATAACTCCGGCCCCAGGATGAAAGTCAATCAACGCAGCCACGCGTCAGACATCCCGATTATTTTCGCTGGCAACTTAGTTGGATGTTACACCCAAGTAGAGGTCAATTAATATGCTGGACACGACGAACCAACACACATACACAGGTCTGTGAACCAGATTTTTTATCGGTCTGCTCTGACCGTGGCGTACAACCGTAGTGCCAATTAAGACATATCACCGATGAACGCATCAAAGGTGTCGCTAGACTCCTCCTTGAATGCACGATCATCCATCCGCTCTTCCTCCCGGATGGCGATGTCGGTCTCGTGCATCACGCGGTGCAACCATACGAACAGCTCCTCCAGTTCCCTGCACACCTTTAGGTGTGCACTAATTGGGAAAAGGGTCGTCAGCCCTACCTCGGCGATGATTACCGTAGTATCATCCGCCTCAGTCTCAACAGCGATAAATACATCAACCACGCCCTTGTAGCTGATCTTGCATGTGGTGCAAAACGACCCATCAGCATTCCGGATTGACCACAGATACCACGACCGCTCATCCTCACCCAGTGGGATGTAGCGACCATCATTCCGACGGATTGACCGATCAGTCAGTTTCTGTTGCATATCCCTTATTCCGGGGTCAACACACTCAAGTTCCTTATCTGGTTCCTGAGACGCCCCACCAGCAAAAATTGGTACGAAAGCCATCGCACGGAATAGAATGCAAACAATAGGAAAAACGAATTGTGTGTCGTTCCTTCTCGTTTTAGTATTGGGAAAAGTCAATTTTGTTATTCGGATATTAATTTCCGATGATGGTTGTTGTATCGATTTCATATTATCTTCAACAAAAAAACAGTTACATCTCCAGGCGGGAGACATTAACTATCCCAAGGTTGCTGATATTCGCGTATCCCCTTGTGTCACCACTTGTGGTGACAGTTATTGCAGGTCCCGAGATTGTTGGTACCATGATCCAAGTATCTGAAAATCATCAACCCAAACCCAACAACCTCAGTGTCTGATTCTCTGAAAATCATCAACCCTAACTTGCATGGAAGCTAACCCGATTTTTAGATCTTTTCTGATCCGACACCTGATGATAGTATCACCAACTCCTTGAGGAAGGAGGTGCGTCTCCACCCCGTTCATCAGCCACGAAAGGGTCGCCACCGCGAATATACACGTCCCATGAGACGATGTGCCCCTCTCGTGACGAGGAACTTTTGCTACCATTGGTAACAAATCCGTGAGGACTCCCGATACCTCATCACCGAGGCCCGCCCCTACCTGGCGATTTACAAGCACCGACTGGTCCAACGCTGCCTCAGGACTGATACCCCCAGTGATCTCGATTATCTTCAGAACAATGTCTGCCCTCGCCCCCGCGGTCCCCTCATCACTCCGTGCCTCCTCGCTGGTTGATGACATATTTTTGCAAGGAAACCGTTGCAAATGATATAGGCCTCAGAATATACTTTGGGAAAATGCAATTTTTAATTATTTTTTACAATTGAAAAGAATAATCTCTTATAATAAAAGCCGGACATTTAATTGTTTCTGACATCCAAAATATCAATATGACTGATCTACATACCGATAATACTTTCTCAACTAAAGCACTAAATGTTGGTTTTGCCGGCATACGTACCATGTTAATGACATGTATTGCCGGTGGTATTGCATTATATCTCGTCCGAATGGGTCTTAGCGTCATCGAATCAATCAAGGATTTCAGCGCCGATCCCGATTCATATGCATTAGCTTTTGTAATTACGCGAGTCTTTGTATTTGCATTATATTATATGTATGAAATCAATATTGATTTTGAAAATAAATTCCCTATAACCATTGCGGCAAAATCAACACGTCTTGATATTCTTGGTGATCTGGGCACCGGTTCCATGATATACACATCATTCAACACTATTACGATTTCGTTTATTATTTACGATCTAGCACGCCGACATACATTCCCACCTGGTACTGGATATTGGGTAGGATTGATCATTTGGTTGGTTATCGAGATAATTATCTTCGCTCTAAATATTAAACGTATTGTTGATATTTTATTGAAGGCGCGTCGTGCAATAACAAAGAAAATAGATAGAATATCTGTCGGACTTTTGCGACGCAAGACAATTTCTCTTGTCAATAAACACAAAGAATATGCGGTCTCAACAATCGAAGAAATCGCAGAACTTGATAGCAAAGACGACATCATGGAGATATATACCATTAACAAAAAAGCAATCACCGATGCTTTGACGGAACTGAAAAACATAGTTCCTGACGAAAATATGGATACAGATGAGACCATATTAGAAGAAAAAACATCGACACCAGAAGATGTCGTATAAAAAAATTATTATATTTTTTTATCTTTGCAGAAATTTCAATGCAATTAGATTTACCCCACTTAATTTTAAACCAACGCGAAGCATATCAACCGTGATCGTCCGGCGCTTTCGTGATTCGGCAACAATCAATACTACACGCAGATATTTGACCATTAGATATTCTATATGACTCATTACTAATCCATATGACTGATGCGAAATTCGCTTAACACCGGCACGACGGGCTAAGCGTTTGAAACTAGGTATTGATAACGGTAATTTACTCATATCGGTCAATTCTGTTTCTTCACCCCCAAACATGGTTGTCCATTTATGTGCTGTTACACCGGGGTTATCATATATAGATCCACGTTCAAGACCAAATAATAAACGGAAATCGCTTGTATCAATGGTTGTTCTATGTGCGTGAATAGCAATCTGTTGTGCCTTCTGATACAGTTTCACCAACTGACGTTCGATGTGATATTGGAAATTTATGATCGCGTTCCGACTAAAACGGACATCCGTTTTCAATAGGTTTGTAATATATCGTACAAAACGTTCGAACGGTTGTCGCTGAAACAACAACCCATATGACATTTGATATTTGCGAATTTCACGAAGTGCTACGGTTCCAGGGCGAAATCTATGTGCTTTTTTTACTCCGGGTTGTACCTTCTTTGTTCGTTTCTTGGTGGTTTTTTTCGTTAATACCGCATCAATATGACATTCCGCTCCACCACCCAACAACTGGATATTACAGGTGGTCAATAGTGCGGATATTTCTTTATCATTATAACATGCCGTAAATATATGTCTTGGTGTTATACGTGTTCGGGAATGGTCCTTCGCGGCACTTCCGGAAAGCTCTAATATTTCCGCAGCAAGATATTCCAGTGTTGTCGCCAATGCAAAAGGGGCGGTTGCCGAAACAGCTAATGATGTTGTCCCATATCGACGTAACATACTCGCACATCGCGAAACCGGAAATATCATCCCTATCCGGGATTCTTTACGGGCACCAGGTGTTTTCTTTGTTGTCGTTTCATATATATATGTATGCCATTTCGTTTCCATCTTCACTGCCTCCGAATTTGCGTATTTACCTAACTCGCCTGGTATTAGAATTTTTATTGCATCTCGCATCATTTCAGGTGTTATTGTTTTTTTCTTATTAGACACGCATAGCTCTGTGGATATATTCGATAGGTGTTCACCAATTGCCACTATTATATAATTAATCTCTTCTTTTCCTGCACTTGTTAAATCCATATCGGACTGTACCGTTTTTAAAACACGACTAATATATCTACCAAATATACTACTCGCTACCCTCTCGGTTTTCGATTTTCTAGCCACCGATGAAACTACCTTTTCTTCCTTTTTTTCTTCATCTTCGTCTTTGTCTTCAGTGATATCTTCATCTTCAGTCGCATGTTTATCTTCAGTCGCATGTTTATCTTCATCTTCAGTTGTATGTTTATCTTCGTCCGATATTTCTACATCACTGTCTGTTTCATCATCAAAGGTTTCTTCGGATGATTCTTCTGTCTCACTTTCTATTTCGGACTCCTCCGAGGCACGATCTATTATCGTATCCTCCGAATCAGACATAGTTTGAATGGATTTGTATTTTGCTTTAATAATATATCATGGATTATTCAATTTAGATTTTTGTTGTCTCCTATTCAATTAAAAAAATATATATATGGTTCTACATTAAACAACCACAATCAGGCATAATGGTTGACAATTCCGTTAATGGTTTATCGGATGTTATAATGACTGTTTTCCAATGTCGACCAATATGACGTTTAATTGATCTTTCTTGTTTTTGTGTTAATTTTGGTAACTCGTCCAACACTAATAATGAAATCATCTTGTTTTCTGGTGTTCTAATTATTTCATCATAAAATATTTTCAATGATATACGAAATACTAATTCAATCATTTTCTGTTCAGACTGACTCAGGATTGATACAGGTATTGTTGCATCATTAACATACACCTCAATACCAAATGTCGTAGTTTTCTTATTTTTTATCCCCCATATCGGTTCATCCATGAAATCATTTATCATTCCATTCATCATCGAAACTAACAATTCAAACAATTTATCTCTTGCAAATTTCCAGAAGACACTATCAAATAAAGACTGATACATAAATATTACTTTATATTCATCTTCTCCTTTTGTCCCCAATTGTTTCACCAATAATTCATCAATAGTTCTTTTCATTGGGATATCATTCAGCATTTCAGAAATAATCATATTGAATGATCGATCACCAACCCCAAATATACTTTCCGTTTTATTCATATTGGTTATTACACAATACTGTAAATGTTCGATCAGCTGGTAAATACCCTTTATTATTTTGTCCATACTATATTCTTTAAACAAATGACTGTCTGTTTCACTCGCTTTTTTCAATGTTTTTATTTTTTTGACTGATACATGTGTTTGCATTCTGGATCCTTTTTTCTTTCCATGTTTTATTATTACATACTCCGATTTACCCATTTTTATCCTTAAAAATGCATAAAACCCCCGTTTTTGGTATTTTTGATTCAAAACGTTTTTCACTTTTTTGTTATATGGCAATCGATCAAAAATCATATAATATATAATTGACCATAAAGATGTTTTCCCCGTTGAATGTTCACCAACAATATTTATGAAATTTGTTTTCCTATCGCAATAGTCGTCCTCACAACGACCGTCATATTCAATATCATATAATTTACGTATTTCATCCAACTCATGATGATGAAGATATTCACTTTTGTAAAACTGAATTATATTTGGGTCATTGCAAAATCCAAACATATTATAAAACTCCAATGATAACAATTCAATGTCTGATGGTTCCGCTTTGGCTTTTATTTTTTCCCCGATCGTTTTATATAATTTATGTTCTAATGTTGGTATCTCATCAGTTATCTCCAAATCCTTATTCGCTTGTAAATACTGTTGCACTATATTATCAAATATTTCCGCTTTATTTATTTTTATTCGGTCGTGGATTATATCCGAATAGATAGCGATTCCTTTATCTAGTAATGGATCAAAGATATACGACAGGTTCGGTATTTCTTCTGTTTTGAGACTTGGCAAAACAACACTGATTTCTGTATTTAACGAAAATTTATGTGCATAAAATTTTTCCAATACTGTTTCATCGAATTTTGTCAGATCTAACGTTATATACTCATTGGGATCATATATAATTATTTCTTGTCGTGTCGTTTTATCTTTGATTTTCCATAGAGTTATACCATAATGATCATTAATACTGGAATATTTCATTTCTCTTAATTTCGTTGAACTAAATGGTGAATATCCATCAATATTTTTAACAATGTCATAACTAACCATTCCGATATCATCGTGAAAACATTCACAAATACCATCAAATGTTTTTTTCTTTTTGTTGTATATCCGTATTCTATAACGTTGATCGTCAATGCCGGCATCTGATTTATCATCAAAACAAAATTTTAGGTTTCGACCGAAAAGAAACTCCGATAAACAATCGTGATGAAATATATTATCACCTGATATGTTTTTTAATATCATTAACTCATATCTACTAAGTTTATCGGTTTTCGGAAAAATAACAACTGGCATCAATTCTGATAGTTTTGTTAATTTTTTCTGAATATCAATGATGGCTCCAACACAACTTATATTCCGAAAATTAATAATATCACCGATAATGCAACAAACTGCGTTTTTCCTGATTTTTTTCTCAAAATATAATATCAAATTATTCCAAACGATCTCACCTGTTGCCGTTTCGTCAAAATATGGATTCGTTATCTGATATATGTTTTCATAATCTATTTTATGATGTGTTTTTTCCAGAACGTCGGCGGATACATGTCTATCGGGTTCACTGGATTCCTCTATTTTCGCATGTATGGGTTTATCGTGTTTATATCGAACGGTCTTCACTGGTTGTATCTTATACGTAAATTCTTTTTTCGTTGTTACTTTTCTTGGTTTTTTTATGGTTTTTGTTGTTTTTTTTCGTTCGAGTGTATCTGCTATTGATTTTTCCAGCTCATCTAACGTTTGTGTTCCATATTCAGCAACATGCAAATATGACGCAACAACCCGTAATTCTTTCAATGTTGACATTTTTTTTTCAAATTATTTATTCCTTTGTAAATTCATTATAATCATTCAATTTAACATCATTCGGGGAAATAATGTATTGCATAAATTATATTATAGGGCAGTCGAAAAAACTAACACCTACTATTTGTTTCAAAGTGGTTTTTTGTTATGAATGCCATATGTAAAATCGATACAAACTCGTTGGCACCAATGTCGACACGAACGAGAACAGTCGTAACATACCTGGATGGTAAAATCAAGTCCGAAACCTGGAGAATGGGTAATAAATTATATCGACGTGATGGTCCCACCCATCAGAAATGGTACCACAATGGTCAGATTAAGTCTGAAATCTGGTATAAAAATAATAGACAGCATCGTCCTGATGCTCCCGCCCATCAGGAATGGTACTCAACCGCTCAAATCAATCAAAATTTGGATATCACCTGGCATTTATTTTTGAATGTTGCCTTTATTTATATAAATTAGTACCATGTCGCTACCTAATGATATTCCAGAAGCAGTATTCTGTGACAGCAAAAGAGTGCTCTCATATGTTAAAAAACATAACCCAGAGCTAATAACAAGCCTTTCATCTCATCCTTATGCCTCGCGTCTATATATATTAATCCTGTCGGGAGCCATAAAATTTAGGTTGACGATTATCTTATGTAGAGGATCTGATAAGTGCTGGATATTCCGTCCGGGTGATCATTTCTTCAGTGTGAAATACATGTCTGCAGATATCATCAAACTAATCAGTCATCCACCAAATGGCACCATCCGATGTGTCAATGACGTACCGATACTATCAACATCAAATACTTTTCATTATGTCAATAGAAATTCAATTGACATCTCGCTGTCTAATGACGCTCAAAATGCAAAGCTTGTGTGGCTAGGTGATATGTCCAGAAAAGTATATCGTAGAGGTCTTGCAACGATTATGCGATACTTTTCCCCATACTTCACCAAAAAATGGTGTTGTAACGCCATCGCTGTGACATTTACTAATCACCCCGCAACAATAAGATATCCAGATCTTCCGATTTTACTACTTCACGAAAACGTTTGTGATATGGAAATGATTGACACTATTTTCACAATACCAGAAGTTCTACTATACTGTGATTGTAAACACATTGGTATACATGAGTTATGTGACTTATTAACAACACATTTTATTGATGATACAATGTCCTGGGCGCAGGTTAATCTAGCTATTGAGGAGTTTGGTATGAAATACAGTCATTTTTATGGGAGTCGGGTTGAAATTCATCAATTGAAACACCAATCCTACTTTGTCCAAGACAAGTTTGCATCAATGTTCCCACATAAAGTAATTGCCGCAGCGCGCTCCAACTGTTGGAGTGATATCATACAGAAACTAAATTGGAGATGTTATGGAGATAGCATTTTGGCTATGGGTAACATAACAAGAAGTTCCGAATATCGTCGAATAATTGCAGCTGCTTGGATATATTGTGAATTCGGGCACCAACTCGGTTGGCATCCGTGTGTACACAGTATCGCCTTTTCCGGATGGAAACAATGCGCATCAACATTACGTGTTGCCACGTGGTTTCTCACGCGGCTATTACATACAATAGAATGTAAACGAAGTATCTCTTGGTTATTATGGGCATGGACACTGCCTTATCTTGGGTTTGATTGGATGGAACCAGATGTTGGTATAATTGGATTTTATTTGAAAAACCCACTGAGGTTGCGCGAGCACCTCAAATGGGGGCGGGACTCTATATAGGTATTGTTGTACCGAAACTCAAATATATCATCAACACATATTTTTTTTTATATAATAAAGCTCACCTATGTTCACAACAATGGAACAAGATCTCAAAAATGGCGATATTGATGAAATTATACGTTTACATACATTAGGGGGTAATAATTCCAAAAATGCAATGGACATGGCATCAAGGCATGGACATCTTGACATTGTTAAATTCCTTCATTCAATTGGTAAACATTGCACAATGCATGCAATGAATTGGGCATTAGAAAACAAACATTTCCATATCCTTAAACATTTTTATTTTTTGAAAACAAAAAACGTTTATCGAAGAAGAATCAATAAGTCTTAACCATTTTTATTTTTTGAAAAGAGAAAACGTTTATCGAAGAAGAATCAATAAGTCTTAACCATTTTTATTTTTTGAAAAGAGAAAACAATAATCGAAGAAGAACTAATAAGTCTTAACCATTTTTATTTTTTGAAAACAGAAAACAATAAGCAAAGAAGAATCAATAAGTCTTAACCATTTTTATTTTTTGAAAAGAGAAAACAATAATCGAAGAAGAACTAATAAGTCTTAACCATTTTTATTTTTTGAAAAGAGAAAACAATAAGCAAAGAAGAATCAATAAGTCTTAACCGTTTTTATTTTTTGAAAAGAGAAAACAATAATCGAAGAAGAACTAATAAGTCTTAACCATTTTTATTTTTTGAAAAGAGAAAACGATAATCATCAAAGAATCAATAAGTCTTAAACATTTTTATTTTTTGAAAAGAGAAAACGATTATCAAAGAAGAACTAATAAGTCTTAAACATTTTTATTTTTTGAAAAGAGAAAACGATTATCAAAGAAGAACTAATAAGTCTTAAACATTTTTATTTTTTGAAAAGAGAAAACAATAAGCAAAGAAGAATCAATAAGTCTTAAACATTTTTATTTTTTGAAAAGAGAAAACGATTATCAAAGAAGAACTAATAAGTCTTAAACATTTTTATTTTTTGAAAAGAGAAAACAATAAGCAAAGAAGAATCAATAAGTCTTAAACATTTTTGTTTTTATTTTTTTTGAAAACGATAATCATCAAAGAATCAATAACGTCTTAAACATTTTTTGAAAACGATAATCATCAAAGAATCAATAATGTTTTAAATATTTTTTTGATGAAAAATCAAGAAGACCTTTAAGGATTTTAATAGAAGGTGCGAAGTATAAGTAAATAGCGAGAAAAGGGCTAATAATCACGAAAAAGGGAGAAAGTCAATAAAAAAGCGTTACATAGGTGTGTAAAATACGGGATAGATACGATGGAGATGGAGGCATAAATACGACGTGGGATAGTAGATATAAGTAATAAATAATGGCGAGACCGAAAAGTAAAAACCGGGTGAAATAGGAAAAAGAGTAAAAATGGGAAAAATAAATGAAAAAGGGCTGAAAGGAAGTGGTAAATAGAAAAGATAAATTGAGTTGTCGGCTGTGGTGATATAAAAAAAAGAGGAGAAAAAGGAGTAAAAAAGAATGATGGTGT